ATGGTCGCGGAGGAACCCGTCTATGAGTTCGAGCACGTGGAGTTTTGTCAGACGCGCCCAGTGCAGCTGTCGACAGGTTGGCGCATGATGCGTAACCACTCCGCCATTTTACGCAAGGACCCCATGTGCCTTATCCCGATACCGAACGACGCCACCTACAAGAAGTGGCTACATGCGGTCGGTGTCTGTGGCACTATTGGAGCGTCCGGTTGTCCCGTCCAGGAATCACTGTACCAGATGTTTTTACGCTGTGGGTCGACAAGCTCCGCTGCCATGCGAGAGTACATACACCGAGGAGGTGCCACGTACCAGCGTAACCACGATCTGAAGAAGGCACATGTGACGCCGCAGGCGCGAGTAAGTTACTACTACGCGTTCGGCCTAAAGCCTGATGAACAGGTAGAGTTGGAGAGGTACTTCGACGGAGGGGCATTCGAGCAAGTGCAGCTCGAGCCAATCAGTCGGGACGCGTTGGTCGTTGAACCAGGCATAATAAACCTTACAGTTTAGAATGTCCAACAACAAACGTCCGCGTACCACCCGCAAGAGAAAGGTGGTTGTTGTGGCCCGCAAGGGTTCTAACAACAACAAGAAGAGCAATGAAATCGGCCTCCTCGGTCGAGCGCTCCGTAACCTCGGAGCCCTCGGCGGTGGCGCCGTAGGTGGCCTGTTTGGCGCCCCGACAGCAGGGGCGTCCACAGGCCACAGCCTGGGCGCAGCCGTTTCCAAATGGCTTGGCGCCGGCGATTACGAGGTCGCGCGCAACAGTATCGTCCAGCGTGCCTCGAACAACATCCCCATGATGCACAAGACCAACCAGTCAGTCATCATCAGGCACCGCGAGTTCGTCGCGCCTATCAACGGTAGCGCGAACTTCGCCGTACAGGGAGCATACACGCTCAACCCCGGCCTCCCGGCCACTTTCCCATGGTTGGCACCTATTGCCGCACGCTTTCAGGAATATGAGTTCAAGGGCGTAGTGTTCCACTACGTCCCCACGTCCGGTACGTTCAACGGCTCCACCGCAGCTCTAGGCTCGGTGATGATGCAGACGACGTACCGGGCCACGGATACATCGCCCGTCGACAAGGCGGAGATGATGAACGAGTACTGGGCTTGCGAAGTTGTGCCCTACGACACCATGGCCCACCCCATCGAGTGCGACCCCAAAGAGAACCCGTTCGCTGTGCACTACGTGCGCACCGCGGGTATACCGTCGGGGGAGCCTCTCATGTACGACATGGCGAAAACTTTCATCGCCACCCAGGGTATGGCCGACAACGCAGTCGTTGGCGATCTCTGGGTCACGTACGAGGTGGAATTGAAGAAACCTCTTGTCGCCTCACCAGTGGTCTCGTCGCCTGAATACGGCGGTTACTGGTTTGCAGGTGGCAGCAGCAGCTCTTTCTTCGCCGGGACTCCGGCGACTCGCGTTGGTGGCGAGAATCTCGGCGTGGTCTTCACAAACAACAAGACCATCACCCTCCCACCAGGAACAGGCACGTACTACATCACCGTGTCACTCCAAGGCACCAGCCTAACACACGCGACGTCGCTCAGCTGGGCAGGCCTCACGTACACAAACGTGAAGTCATGGGCCTATGATGGGTTCAATTCGGCCGTTGGCACCACAATCACGGGAACCAACCCGGTGACCAACCGCCTAACCATCACGCAGGGGTTCCAGAACCTGGACCCTAACCTGCCATGCTCCCTCGAGTTCCCCAATGCCACGATCACATCTGGCACCGTCACTGGCGTATCCATTGCTATCACCCGAAGCGTGCACTAGCCGCAACACCACCACCACCTACCTAACCCCAACCCACCAACCGAACTCGCTAGGCCATGAGTCTGAGATAGGGTGTATTGCCTGCTGGACACAGGAAACAACTAGAACTAAGACTAGCGATTAGGGGAAGACAGGGGC